CACTTTCTTGCTCTTGTTCTATTATAATATGACCAAGCTTTACGATAGCGTGTGCGTGATTTTCTGGTAAAGCATCAATTTTATTATCAGCTTGGCTCTTATCTACAAACTCATATTTGGCTAACTTCATAATGTTGTAAGTGTTTTTAATTCGCTATCAGTTAAGGCTGTGTCGTAGATTCTGGCATCATATACTTTACCCTCAAAGTATCTATCTGCACCAGTTTGACTTGCAAAATTAAATCTGTTAAAACCAGTAGGAACAACAGCATTTGTAGTAGTAGTTCTTAATGACCCATTAAGGTAAATCTTAAAGTCATTCTCTTTAAATGATAAAGCAACTTTGTTCCTTTGGTTAATATTAAATTCTGAAGTAAAAACTACACCTAACTGAATTGAACCATTATAGACCGTAACTCTTAGCTGGTTAAGTTCATAAGTAAACGTAATATAATTATTGGTTGTGCCATCGCTTAGACTGATAATATTATAATCTAAATAAGGTGGATTAAAGCTGTTTGCATCAACAAAAAATACACCCTCTGTAATATCAAATAAATTCGCATCCCCAGCATCTTTGCAAACATCTGCGTTTCTTGTTACCATTGCATTTGCTGGTGTTTCTATATAGCTTGATAAGGTTTTACCTTCTTCAACTTGGCAACCCCACAAATAAACAAAAGCACTTGTAGAAGTGTCTGAAACATCTATTTGACCACTTGTGGCTCGTGGACTGAACAAACTTGTAATAGTGGCAGTAGCATCTGTATTGTAAACAACAGAAAGTCTGTACCAACCATTACCGTAATTTTCTACCTTAGAACTTGTTACTGTAAAATCCGCACCAGCTACACTTGTTGTTAAGGTTGTATTGCTAAATTGAAAAATAGCATCAACCCTATTTGGGTAAGTGCCTTGCATCCTAAAAGCAAAAAAATCGCCCTCGCCTTGTTTAACGAAAACAGAAGTACAAACGTCTAACTGTGCAGATGATGACTTAGAAGCAGCATCGGAGAGGTAATTGTTTGCAGCACTTGTTGAACCTCTTTTTATTTTATCTGCTGTTAATTCTCCAGTAGGTGCTGTTACTTGGTTAGCTGTTACAGTTATATCCGATTGCTTAGTCCAAGCTGCATTGTCAAACTGTTCAGAGTAAACTTGTCTGTTTGTTCTGGTTGCCTCTAATAGTAAACACGGACAGTTGCTGTTTAACCAATCAAGTCTTGGTACAGTTGTAGCCACAGCCTCAATAAGTCCATCTTTACGCACTCTTGTAGCTTCGCCAGTTCTTGCAAAAGTAAAATCTCCATCGCCATCATTCGGCAATACAGAATAAACTTTTGTGGCTTGATATCCGCTTGGTATAAGTGCTAAAATGGGTTTACTCATCTTCTTCTTTAGGTATCGACTCGTTAAGTATTTTTACAATCTCTTGAGCTTGTGCTAATACTGCGATAGGCAATGTGTTAATGACTTGGTTTACTCTTGCAATTTGTTCTTTTGTAATTTCCATAATTATATTTATTTGTTATTACACAAATATACAAATTAAGACTTTAACAACTCAACTTCTTCTTTTAGCTCTTGTATTGCTTTAACTAATATCGGTACAAGTTTTCCGTAACTCAACTCTAATTTTTCTTCGTTTTCAGTATAAACCAATCTTAAAGTATCGTTGTCTAACTCTCTAACCTCTTGAGCTATAAAACCAAAGTCTTTTTTACCTTTGTTAGCAGAATAAAACTCTACTTGTGTTTCGTTTCCTTCGTCATCAAATTCTGTCCTTGTTTCTACTCTATTATCCCATACAAACTCTCTTGGTTGTAAAGCATCAATAAAAGCTAATCCATATTCTAAATCTTTTATTTCTGATTTATCTCTCTCGTCTGATATTGATGTTATAGATGTAACTGCACAACGTAAAGTGGCTATACTTGAATTACCTAAAGTAATCTCGTTTGATGCACTTATTCCAGAGGGTTGTGAAGCATAACCCAGAGTAGTAACATTACTATTGAAGTAACCTTGTGAACCAGCACCAGTACCAATATAAGTACAGTATTGAGCAGAATTTGAATTTCGCCCAGCAGAACTTCCAACAGCAACATTCAAACCATATTCTTGTGTATTATTATGTAAGGCTTCCCACCCTATTGCTACTGTGCTTCTTACATTAGTACCATTTTGTAAAGCGTCTTTACCTATTACAACATTTTCATAGCCACTTATATTGCTTTCTGCTGCACCACCACCGATAAACACATTTTTTTCTCCATACGTTAAAGATGCACCAGCTTCATTACCAATAATAGTATTATCATTTGCGTTTGTTATATCCTCTCCAGCACCAATCCCAATAACTAAATTATCACTAACATTACCAGATAAACCAGTTGGAACATTTATTAAGTATGCAGAGTTTGTTGAGTTGTCTATTGTAACATCACTTAAACCATTCAAACTTGTAGCACCACCACTTGCAGTTGTAAAAGTAAACGAGCCACTTCCATTGGTGGTTAATACTTGACCATTTGTACCATCAGAGCCTACATCATCTAACTGTGTTAAACCTAAAGATACTGCGCCAGTCAAACTGTTTACGCTTGTTACTGGAGCTGCTGGTGCTAAGTTAGCTGGTGTAATTCTGACATTGTCAGTTCCGTCATAACCTACAACGAAATCTACATCAGAAGTCGAGGTTTTTACTGTAAATTCACTAAATTTTTTATTTGCCATTTTATTTTATTTTATTCTAAAGTTATATTAATATCTTGTTCTGTTAGTAAGTAATCGCCATTCTCCGCTAAAACCTCAAAGAAAGGTGTAGGACTTGGGTAAGCATCATTATAATAAATACCACCCCATCCATTTTCTGCTGGTAATCCCCAGTAAGTAGTGTCATATATTTTGCCCCAACTCATACTTTTTCTTTTTTATTGTTTTTATTCATTTTCTTTAATGCCTCGTCTATGTACCTTTTTAGTTTGATGAGGTTTGTTTCTTTTATCTTATATTTCATAAAACCCATCCTTTAAAGGTTGTGTCTGTGTCTGGATCAATGTCCTCGTTTGTGTTAGTGTTGTACTCTGGAAACAAGTTATCGTTAAAACTTAGGTAATCTACAAGTCGAGTAGAGTAGTAGTTGGCATATTCCCTTGCTTTTGCTACTAAGTAATCTACTTCGTTTTTATCTACGTTCTGTGCGGTTTCGCTTGAATGCTTAAACACGCCACCATTTTTTATCTGATATGCAGCAAAAGGTATATAGTTCATTTGTGCAAACCATATTAAAGTAGGTTGTACATAAGTATTAACTAAGGTTAAGTAATTGCCAGATAAACCAGCACCACCAGCAGCACCAGAAGCTATGTCTGCGCCTATCTTATTGTAGAGGTCTGTGCCTAACAAGTTTTGGATGTCTATTTGCTGTGCGACCTTAATAAATTGTATGAACTTATCTGTATCGACATTGCCATCAATGATAGAGTTTTTAACTAAGTCCGTTCTGTTTATAAATAATACTGTTGCCATTAGTTCTTAAATCCTATTTTGTTCCAATATTCAGCGGTATAACCTTTATACTTCATATCCTTTGGTGCTACTGGCACTTTTTGAGCGTTAGCCTCTGGCTTGAAACCTCTTGACCTTGCTTCTGACGTTGTGATCGCATCGCCCAAGCCTTTAGCACCATCCTTGCGCACATAGGTCTTACGAAGCCATTTATGCTGACACCTCGCACCGCCTTTGTATAGCCAGATGCTATATGTATCGCTTCCACCCTTACCAAAACCAGCATTGACTACTTTTGTGTCCATTGATATAATATCTTCCTTGCGGTAAACCTTTTTAGCATCTACCATCTTTTTACAGAATGGTCGTGAGTTTGCGCTGTATCTTTGTGGCGAATACATATAGCGTACTAAAAAAGTGTTTCCTTCCTCAGCTTCTTGTTTGCTTTCTCCATCTTGTTCGCTTTCTCTAAAAGGCTTTGCGCTTCCAGTACTTACAAACTCCCATATTTTAGCAAGTGTGCTTTTTTCTTTAGGTTTGTTTAAGTCTGTAATAACCTCATCTAAGCCATCTTCTTCGTCATAATTTACCTCGCGTTCATCCATTACGTCAAAGTCGCTTAAAAGGTCTGCTTCGTCCTCTCCTAAGTCTATTAAGGCATCTGCTATATCGCTACCTAATTCCTTTGGCAAATCTTTAGCTAATTTTACACCAGTTTCTTCTTCTCTTGTTTCTTCGTCCTCTACGTTTTCTAAGTCTGTAAATTCAAGTGGTTGTAAGGTCTTAAAGTATAATTTTAAAGAGATATTGTTAAAAGCTAATATACTATCAAAGGCATCTATTAAAAGGTGCTGAAATGGTCTAATAACTGTGTTATCCATAAGCACCGATGCAGTTTGTAGTTCGTCTGCGTTATTACCTAATCCAGTACTGTCTTTAATTCCTAAAAGCATTGGACTTACAACTCGGTGCGCTACCATAATCTTTTTGCCACTCTCATCACTTAAGAATTGGTATTGGTTGTGTGCATCACTTAATTGTATTGGCTCTATTGTAGCTTGGCTCTCTGAGTTATCATTAAACGCAAGTATAAACTTACCAGCGTTACTTGAACCACTAAATTTAGAGTAGATGCGGTTTTCTAAGGCTTGACGTTCTTCAGCGTTTGGTGTGCCATTGTTAAAGTTAATTAACATTGATGGTGCAAGACCATTAAGGATGTTGTTTAAGTGATAGTTGCTTATTTCTTCTTCTAACTCTGCATATTGCAAACCACCTTGATAGTCTGGACTTGAATAGTATTTATACCCAGCTCGGTAAGGCTTAACGTATATAATCTCAATACTTTCTTTGGAATAGCCAAAAGCTGGTATGCGCTTTAATTCTGTTCTTGGTTTTACATTACTCCAATCATCACTATAAAAGTAGCCAGTTATTTCGCCTTTCTCGTTACACTTCTCAGCTCTTAAATTCTCAACTGGGATGTGTTCTACTTGTGCGATTGTTTTTCTGTCCTTAGAGTAAATGACTTGTATTGAGCATTGACCCATAAGCTTTAAATCGTAACACAACTTGCGCACACAATCCTTGTGAAACAGAGTAATCATTTTAGCGTATGCCTCTGGCTTTCTATTGCTGTCTAAAGCATCTAAGCCTTTGCCGTAAATCATTTGGCTAACACCATTAATAATAGCGTTGTTTGTAGGACTTCCGTTATAGCGGTCTATTAAGTAACCAAAGTAGTTGTTATCACTACCATAGGCTACCCATTGTTTGTTAGACTTCTCTACAATCTCTGGACTTGTGTAGGTGCTTAAATTAACTATTCTTAAATCGTTCATAAAATAATATAATCGTTATCAAAGCTATTCTCTGTGGTGTATTCGCCATCATTTACAGAATAGTAATCGTTGTTAGCTTGGTTTATAGTTTGATCTGTGCAAAATACTTTGTCTTTGTAAATTACAGCAGCACCATTCTTTACCTCAAGCATATAAAAATCGCCTTCGGTTAATGTGCCGAAAGCTGCTACAAATGACATATAATTGCCATCTGCTGAAGCGGTAGGAGTTTTATTTATAGTTGCGCCAG